GCTCCTGCGAGATGTACGACTCCACGAACGCCTGACGTTCCTGATCCGTGAACCGCCGGCCGAGCACTTCCGCCGACACCCGCTCCGCGACCAGACCGAGCTCGTCCGGGTCAGGCAACGAGTAGACCAGCGGCGCCCGATCCGAACCGCTACCACCGGTGCCGTCATCCTCGAGCGGGGACTGCTCGAGGCGTCGTAGCGTCGAGTTCCAGTCGGACCCGTACACGTTCGCCTGTGCGAGCACTTCCTTGAACGCGCCCGCCGTGGCTGGGTCCCACACGCGCGCCCGGTACTCACCGTCCTTCAAGAGCCCGGCGGCGACGAGGCGGGCCTGCACCCGCCCGATCTTGTCGTGCTCCCAGCCGGCGCCTTGGAGCTCATCGAACTCTTCGTACATGGGGAGGCGGGCGTTCGCGCTGCGGCGCGTCCACACGCCCCCCTCGTTCGTCATCCGCTCACGCGTGCTAAAGCCGGCAGCGCCGAGCATGTCGCCGCCAGGGTCATGCCCAGGCGGGAGATCGGCCGGCAACCTTCCCTGCTTGTCGTACAGGGTTCCTTCGCGTTCGTACAGGTCCGTGCCCGGGATGCGCGCGACGTAACCGGGTTGGACCCCTATCAGGTTCTGCTCTCGCGGGACGTCCCCCGACTGCGCCCCGCCGATGGCAGGCATGCCGGTCCCCGCCCCCGCGCCGAGCGGGTCGTTCGGGTCGAGCGCAGTCCCGCCCATCCCCGGCTCCACCGGCGCACCCGACACGATCTGGCCGATGTCCTCCGCAGCCTGCTCGTCCGACGTCTCGCCAGCCTGCTTCTCGACCTCATCGGCCGGCGCGTTCTCCCGGTCGATCAACTCCTGCGTCCACGCCCGCTCCGCCTCCCCCACCAGACGACGCACCGCATTCCGCGTCGCCGTATCACCACTGATCTGCCAGCCCTCAGCGGTCTTCTCCACCGAAAAGCCAGCATCGAGCAACGACGCGCGCTCATCGTCCGAGAGGTTCTTCACCGTACGGGCGCCCGCGCCAACAGACGCGACCGCCGCACCAGCATCATCGTTCGCCGCAACGACCGCCAGCACCGACGCCAGATCACCAGCGCCGGCACTCTCCGCGAACGCCCGGAAAAACTCGGCCTTCGACTGCTGCTCCGTCTTCTCGGCCATCAGCCAATCACCCCTTGCACCGTGTCCGTACCCGTACCCGCATCCAAGCCGGCCGCCTCAGTGAACGCATCACCAATGTTGCCCTCGAATGACAACATCTCATCCCACAGCTTCACGAAATATGGGTCACGCAACATCAACTGGTTTCCCATCTGTGCGAGCCACAGCCGGATCGGCAACACCGCCTTCGCTTCCGACACCACCAGACGCCCATTCTCGTACGCCGTCAACCCTGCCCGCTGTACCTCTGCGAGCGCCTGACGCCGCAACTGTAGATAGGTCCGGGCCGACTCGACACCAGGCATCGACTGCATCTTCGGGTCGACCACCAACTGTTCCAACATCTCGATCGCGTCCGACGACGCCAACTTGTTCCGGTTCGACACGATGTCCTGCCGTTGCCAGCCCGGATACTGCTCATGCACCCACTGTTTCAGGCGGGCAACCTCGTACGGGTTCTGGTCGAGGCCCATCTGTGTGAGGCGCTTCAACTGGTTCCGGTAGACGACCTGGCCGAACTTGTGTTGGCTGAGCGCCACCCAATCCTCGAACGACTTTGCTGTCCCGTCCTCGAAGTACGACGCCCGTTCCCCACGCCGGAACTGCCGGTTGTACGAGTCGAGCGAGAACTCGCCATGCGCCGGCCCGAACAGGCCAGCAATGTCGGCGTACTCGCCGAACACGTCCGGGTTCTTCAACCGGAACTCATCGAACTCGGCTGTCGGCTCCGACCCGTAGGCGGTCGAGTACGACATCGGCTGTAGCAGCATGTAGAGGTTCGGGCCGTACCGTGCGAGCAGTTCGGTCGCCGCCTCGCCGAGCGGGTCTTCCGCCCCTTCCCGCTCGAGCTCGGCTTCCCGGTCCCGCAGTTCCTTCGATATCTGGTAGAAGTCGCCGAGACGTTCCGCGCCGGTGCCGGCCTCGAGCATCAGTTTCGGGTTGAACGACGGTGCCGTCGGCGAGAACCACTGGTAGACGCCACGGAAGAACGACTGTGTGTCCGCGGCACGACGTGCCTTGTCGACCAGTGCCCGGATCTCGGCCGGGTCGGTCAGGTCGTACTCGCCGGTCGACGCAAGGTAGATGATGTTCCGGCCGACCTGATTCGCATGGACGCGTTTCTGGTTCTCGGTTGGCGACACCGACGACTGGATGCGGTCGAACCATCCGGGTGTCAACGAGTCGAGCGTCGCCGAGATGATGTCCTGTTTCCCTGACGTGAACGGCGCGATCGTGTCACGCAACGTTAGCCATGCGGGATTGTCGTCGGGGAGGAACGTGACCGCAGGGATCGCGAGGACTGGCCCGACGCCAGGGTATGCCTGCGCGATCATGTTCAGGCCGGCGACACGGCCTTGCATCCCGATCGGGATACCGGTCCCGGCTGCGGCCAGCCCGGATAGCGGCAGGTTCATCATCAGTTCGCCCGTCTCCGGGTCTTCCTGGATGATCCCTGCCGACTCGGCGCCGTTCAACCCCTGGTGCAGCCGGCGCAACAGGTTCGGGTTCTGGAACGTGTATTTCGCCCACCGTTTCGTCGCGTCAGCCCACGCGGCACCGAACGGCATGATGTACCGCAACGTCTCCCACGCGGCGACCTTCTCGTCTGACGAGATGTCGTAGAACACTTGCTTCGCCCGGTCGAGCGCCCGACGTTGCGCGACCCGGTCCAGTTCGGCCATCGTCAGGAAGTCGACGTCGTCGGGGAGTTTCGCGTTCTTGTTGACGGTACGGCGCAACATCTTCCCAGGGACGTACTGTTCGATCGCCTCGCGTGCAGCGTCGTCGCCGTACATGAACAGCCGGCCGAGCTCTTCCGCGTAGAACTGCTTGAAGCCAGGGTGGAGCGACAGACGATTCGACGGGATCGAGTAGAGCAGATCCCATAGGCCGTCTGCGGCCATCGACCAGCCGGTCTTCTCGTCCTTGATCGCGATGGCTTCACGGCCGAACACCGACGGGAGCCCCTGCTCGTTGTCGGCCATGCGCCGCAACTCGCGCATCAGTTCCTTCGAGACACGCTTCTGGTTCGTGAGCGCCTGCCCGCCGAGACGTTGCGTCGCGATCGCCTCGAGGATCGTGTCGTTCCCGCCGACAACACCCTGTAGCCGCTCGAGCTCCGTGTCGATGTACGCGTCGGAGCCTTGCCGGGAGCCAATCGTCTGCCGCAGGCGAGGCGTCGCACCGTCTGCGACGTCGTCCGGGTCGACCAGCCCTTTACGGAACTTCGACAGTGACCCATCCCAAAAGTCGTCCTTCAACGCGCGGAGCGCCCCCGCCGGGTCGGGCTCGCGCAACGCCTGCGCGATGCTGCGCTCGATCGGGTCGATCGACATGCGCGCGACCTCTTCGGCCCATGCCGTCACGAAGTACCGTTCGCCACGCGTGTAGAGCTTGTGCCCGCCCGTGAACTGCTTCCCGTAATCGCGGCGCATCCGCGCCGACTTGCCTGTCGTACGCGAGATGATCGTGCCTTCTTCGGCAGCGTCGTCAATCCAGTTCGTACCGGTCAACGACTCGGTCAGCATCCGGGTCGCCTTCTGTCCCGGCACGCCCATGACGTATGCCATGTATTCGAGCGGATGCTTGAACATCGACGCATACCCGGACGCAGCCATCGACAGTTGTGCTTCGCCGACGTTGCGGATCATCGCGCCGCCACGGAGCAGCATCATCGAACGCCAGAACTGGTTGAACTTGTCGAGCGGCGCGATCACGAACGAATCCCACACGTTCATCACCGCGCCCTCATCGCCCACATACTTCGACAGAGCAAAGAACCGGCGATGGTTCGACGTCAACTGCCGCAACGACCGGGCGTCAGGCAACACGACGTTACGGGACAGGAGCTCGGTCCAGGCGATCGGGCCAGAACCGACAACCGCTTGATGGCCGGCGGCGCCGCCGATCACGACAACCTGATCGTGCATCGGCTTGCCGACCGCGTCGACCGCATACGACCGGCTGCTGTCCGTCGTGCGCGTCCACAGCCGCAACGTCTCCGACATGAACTCTTCCTGCGCCGCGGTCAGGTCCGGGCGGCGAGGGTCTTTGCGGATGATCGCGTCGAACACGGCGTCCGTGTACGACTTGAGCGCGTTGTAGGTGTCGTTCGGGCCTTGCGACCCGGCCAGTTCCGAGATCACCCGGTCCCGGTCTGCGAGCGGCACTTTCGCCTGCACCATCGACCGGTCCAACTGCAACGCCATGTCGTCCAGATCGTTCGGGTCGACCACCGTCGCCGGCAACTTCGAGATCAACCGACGCGTCTCAGGCCGATACTTGCGACGGGCAAGGCGCCCGCCGTCAAGGATCTCCGATGGGCGTTCTACGACGTCGATGCCGAGATGCCGGTCGAGAATCTTACGGACTTCGACCGGGTCGGCCGTCTCTGCGAGCTCGCGTGCGACCTGCACCGGGATCTTCTTGTTCGTCGCCCGCCAGATCGTCGCCGCATCATCCGTGCCGGCAAACGAGTCGATCACCCGCGCGCCCGTCTCGCCGTCAAGCCACGCACGCGCCGTCGGCCCATGCACGACCGTACGCCAACTCCGCACCAGCCCCGCAGCCTCGTCAATGTCATCTGCGGCGCGCAGCACGCCCCGCGCGACCCCGATGCTCTTCGCCTGCGGCGCGATGTAGTTCACCGGGTCGCCGGCCAACGCCATCGCAAAGTCGGTCGTGCCTTCGAGGATGCGCCCCGGCGTACCGGGGACACCGCCGAACACGGCCCGTCCGAACGTGAACGTCCTGCCGAGGTTCCCGTTCCGGTCGTTCGTGAGCGTCATCGCCTCACGTTGCGCCTCGTACGTCTGGTCTTCGATGTCGCCGCCCATGAAGAACCCGTCGCCCTGGTCGGCAGTCGGGTTCGCCAAGAACTGCCCGAGGCGAGTCTGCGCGAACGGGTTCCGCCAGCCACCCTCATAGTTCTGGCCGAACACATCATCGTCACCCGTCGCGTTCCCGACGGCAGCAGCGAGGCTTGCGGTCGTCCCGACGACGAGCTCGTACGGTGCGGCCATCGCTGCGACCGTCAGCCGGGTCGTCGGCTTCACGACGTTCCGCATCGCCGTCTCACCGACCGACTGCACGCCGGCAAGCGCATCACTCCAAAACCCGCCCGACCAACGCGAATCGGTTCCGGTTTCCGCCTCCATCTCCTGCTGGCGCGTCCACAGAACCTCGATCTGGTCGTCAGAAAGGTTCGACTGTGCGGCGGCGAGCAGCAGCGACGGCCGCATGTTCGGGAACTTCCGGTCGATCGCAACGAGACGTTGAGCGAGCGGGTTCGCCGTCGCATACGTCTGCGACGCCGAATACACGGCGTTCTGCTGCGCCTGGTAGGCGCGATAGTCAGCCTGTTCCCGACTGACCGGCGGGCGCACCATCGCCATCTAGTAGCCCCGCCTGTCCAGTTCCTCGATCATGTCGAGCAGTTCCGGGTACTGAAACTTCTGGTAGAGCGCAACCAACGTCGCCTTCGCCTGATCCGGCTGCCCAGGATCAGGCACCACCCCCGCAGACGCCGGCAACACCTCCGGGCCAGGCCCAGGACCGAACGGCAAGCCGGCAGTGACCGGCTCGTCAGGCCGTTGCGTCGGCGCGCCCAACGCGACCGACGGGTCGCCAGGCGCAGGCATCGCCGGCAACGGCACCGCCCGCTGCGCGTTCTCTGCCGCGGCCCGCTCCCCGTACTGCTGCGACGGGCGTGCCGTGACGCGTTGTGTGTTCAAGTCTGAGCGGTTGGTATACGTCGTGCCGGGGGTGCCGGCTCGAGGCCCACCCGAACGTCCAGGCTGCCCAGCCATCACACACCCGCCTTCACGTCATGCTCGATGCGGGCGAACGGCCCGTCGTACAAGTCGCGGTCGAACGATGCACCGAGAACGCTCATCACCGGCGACCGGTAGAACATCTGCCACGTCACCTTCTCGACCGGCACACCATGCCCGGCCAGAAACTCGGTCGCATGGCGTGCAGTCGCAGCGACCGCCGCGGCCATCCGTTCCGGCGTATCGCCGACGAGCGCGACCCCGCCAGCCATGAGCAGCACGTCGCCCATCACGCACCCCCAACCGCAGACATGCCCGCAGACTGCGCGTTCCGCAGCCCCATCAGCAACGACTGCAAGTTCTGCTGCGACGGCTGCTGCTCAGGAACCATCGGCCCCGGCTCCACCAGGCCCGGCATCTCTTCCGGCGCCGGCCCACCAGCCAACGCCGCCAACGGATCACCCTCAGCCGGCCCCGCAGCCGCAGCCTGTTCCTCCTGCATCTTCCGGTCCGCAGCCAGGTATGCGTCCGCAAGATCCTTCCGGTCGGTCCGTACCGCCTGCATCAGTTCGGCGAGCGGCTTCACAAACGTCGGATCGTTCGCCGCACGCGTCTGTACCGCCGATAGCAACGCCTCGTTGAGACGTTCATAGACGATCGAATCGTTCTCACGTTCGGCATCCTCGACCATCGGGTCGATGTCCATGAACGTCCGCTTCGCCAACGTCCCCGCACCGACACGCTGCAACCCTCCGATCACAAGTTCCTGCTGATCCAACCCGGCAGCCGAATAGATGACGTAGTTGTCATCCGACTCCCACACCTCGCCAGTGTCGTAGGTGATCTCCCCGAGCGCCGACGAATAGAACGAGACAGTCTTCGTCCCGCCGAAGTACGCCTTGTCGATCGCAATCGCGATCTTGTTCTCTTCCTGTAGCGACGCCTCGAGCAGCTGCTGGATCTCTTGGAGCTCGAAGTCGATCGCGGCCGACATGATGCTGTCGCCACGACGGCCCGTCCGCACGTTCGTCTGCGACTCGCCACCGAACTCGGCCGGCGTCGACGTCTGCACCCGCATGTTCCGTTCGAGACGGTCGGCGAGGTTCAAGCCGAACGGCGACGGCGTCGGCGAGAACTGCTCGACCGTCCCGCCCTGCACATGACCGACAATCCCGCGGATCGGGTCGGCCATCGTCACGATCTTGCCGGTCCCGTTCTCCGTGTCACGGAACCACGTTTCCGGCCAGATCGACCGTTGCATCCCGATGAGCTCCATCGCGAAAAGCTGCGCCTGCGCCTGATACATGCCGATCGACTGGTAGAGGCGAGGCAACGACCGGCCAAGATGCACCCGGCCGGCGATCACCGCGAGCGGCCGACCCGCACGGTTCGGGACACGCGACGCCTCGACATACTCGCCGGCATTGTGATACCCGATCCCGGTGTTCGCGTCGCCTTCGCCGCAGACGATCATCACCATCTCTTCGGCGTCGACGTACTCCAACACAGTGAACGACGAGTCGGGCTTCACTTCCCGCTTATTGATCCGGGCCGCAGCATCCGGCCAATACTCGGCGATCTCATGCAACGGCAACTTGTACGCGAAGATCACATCGTCAGGCACCAGGCACCCCGACTCCATCTCCGCCGGTAGGACCGAGACAGGATCGCGGACCTTCCAGCACGGCCGCTGGTACTCGAAGTCGGGCCGGAGCATCACCGCCGACGCGTCGTAGGCGATCGCATGACGGGCACGCTCACGGAGCTTCAAGCCCATCCGTTCGTCGCCCCACCAGCCGAGCGTGATCTGCCGGCGCCTCCGGGCCAGATCCTCACTGCGCTTGATCCCCGGCCGGCGTTCCGGGTACTTCACCGTCGGCATCGTTGACGCGATCCGCATGGCCTTCTGGTCGACGGTCTGCGCGATCAAGTTCGCGACCGCCGGCCGTTCCGCCTCGTTGATCTCAGGCAACGGAATCATCATCTCGCCGCCGATGACACCTTGCAGCTCGAGCATCGCAGACTGCACCGGCGCGAGACGTTGCCGCCGCGCCTGATACAGCGAAAAGATCGCCTCAGCAGACTTCACGCAATCAACCTCCGGTCACGCCCAACCCACGACGGCCGAGACTGCGCCACCACCGGAGGCCGATGCTCACGCAACTCCTGCACCATCTGAAACCACCATTTCCAGACGAACCAGAGAGCCATCACAAGATCCTGTTTCGGCTGCTTCTTCACCCGGCCGGTCGCCGAGTCGATCACCGGAGGCCGCCACGCCCGCAACTGCGACACCAACGGCGCCATCCGGTCACGGGACGGCTCATCCGCCCACGGGATCGAAACCTCACGCGCAACGAACGACCGGTTCATCTGCGCCGTCCCGAACGTCACATCCTGCTTCTGCATCCGGGTCAGATGCGGCCGGATCACAAACCCATGCTCCGACGCCGCAGACCGCAACCGGTCGTCGTTCCCCAACCCCTTCTGATGCGAGTCGAACTCGAGGATCAACAACGAAGGCTGATAGAGCCGCGCGAACGACTCGATCATCTCCAACTGTTCCTCGTTCCGGTTCAGGCCATAGCGGACCTCTGCGTCCAGAACGTACAGGCAGTCCGAGGTTGCAGCACACGCCACGATCGCCGTCCCGCCGCCAAGCGCCGGGTCCATCCCCAAAACCACCTGTGCGTCGTCCATCAGCGGCCCACCACCAACTCCGACAGCGACACATCGCCCGACGTCGCGCACGCGATCGTCTTGCACGACGCCGCGTGCTCCACCTCGCAGAGCAGATCGCGCTCGCCAGCCGAAACGAGCACCACATCCGGCTCACAATCACAACCCGTCTCCGCAAGATGCTTCCGCACCTGCACTTCCGCAGCGAACTCCGCATACGAACCCATCACGCAGCCTCTCCGAGCACCAGACGCCCGATACGGCGCGTCGAATCCAAACAGCCATCCAACGCCTCACCGAACGTCGAGAGCGCAACCGTCATCGGCGCCTGCTCATAGTTCGCCCACCACGCCTCTTCCCCGACCCGCCGGCGCTGACGGTCCATCACGACGATCGCCGCCTCCAACATCTCATCCGACGACATCGAATCCAGATCGAACTTCGGGTTCCCCAACAGCCACGCCGCCGGCGACCGCGGCACAAACCGGCCCCGGCCCGGATCGAACACCGTCGCCGACAACTCCACCTTGTGATCCACGATGCCCTCATCGAGCAACGCCTCGTAAATATCCCCCCGGCCGATCCGCGTCCCGATCACAAAGATCCGCAGCGGCCGAGACGGCGTACCACGGTTGAAGTACGTCGTCCGCAACGTCTTGAGCACCTTCTCCGTCTGCGACAACGACCGTTGCGACTGGACATCATCCACAATCAACGTGTCCGCACGCGAGCCGTACGCCACCGACGAGATCGCATACGCCGCGATCGACGGATCCTTCTCGTCCCGCGTCGACCGGGCCACCGTGAACTCCGACGCCCCCCACGGACGCTTCGACCGGCGCTCCTGCCCCGGCTCGTAGAACGGCCCATACATCGACACCAACAGAGAGAAATCCCCGTCCTCGCCGCCAGGAAGCCGCACCGTCGACTGGTTCGTCATCCGCTTCTGGATCTGCGACACGAAATCCGACACCAGCTTCGACGACTCCGAAACGTACATGATCCGATGATCCGGGTCTTCCGCCAACTTCCGGGTCACCCAATCGACCACCACCGAGCTCTTGCCGGCGCCCGGCCACAGATTGAACAACGTCATCTCGCCCGGCTCAGTCCGATCGAGCGCCTCAGCGATCTCCACCTGATGCGCCAGATGCGACCGGTGACAAAACAACTTCGACCAGTCGCTATGCGACAACTTCTCGTACGTCTGCCCCGGACGAAGCTCCACCTGCCGGTGACGTGCAGCCGCCTCTGTGACCAGCGCAGCCCACTGCGGATGATTCGCCCGCGCCTTCCGATACGAACCCTCCCCCGCCCAACCGACCGCCCGCCACGCCTCCGAAATCGGCATCCCGCCCTGCACCAGACGCAACATCTCCGCGCGACGATCAGCCCCCTCCTGCCACCGACGCGTCGTCGCACCTTCCTTCACCCCCCCATGATGCCACGAAACATGCGATAATCAAGGTTGCTGCGCCTCCCGGCCCTGAGCCGGTAGCAGGCGCACCGGCCCGGGCCGGCCTTCCGGCCTGAGCCCCGGCCCGCTGGCCTGCATGTGCATGGGCGGATACTCCGCTACCCGGGTCGGGCGCCCGAGGCACATGCCCCGGTCAAATGGTCGTGAGAATGGTTCTCATTCTCGGCCTGGGATTGGGAGTGGTTCTCATTCTCGGCCGGCGCTGGGGTCCGAGCTCGCTACCAAGTTGCGCCGAACACATGTCATGTTGCGTCTGGTGGGGTGCCGGCGGCAGACACTATCCGCATAGTCCGAGCTCGGGGCCGGATGCCGGCGGATCGGCGCAGACTCGAGGCCGGGTGGAGGCAAACGCGCAAGTTGTGGCACTGTTCGTGCCAATACTCCTACCGCCCAGGCAGAGGCGTGAGCAGGGTGCACGTGGTCGCGCCGAGGCTGGCGCCGAGAGGTTGCTCGGGAGGCTCGAGGCTGGCCGTGGGTGTCGGCTGTAGGCGTGGGCGTCGGTGCCGGCGCCGGGCTCGGTTGCACGTCTCGTGTCGTGTCCCGGTACCGGCCTCCGGTATCTGCGTACCATCTATAGGTACGCAGAATACCGGTATGGCTGACGGGCCGTACCGGTGCCCGTACCGGTCCGAGGGCTTGCGTTTGTCCTGGTCAGAGGCTCGGGGCGGTACGTACCGTTGCCGTACCGTCGCCCACTTATCAACCATACCGTGCCGTACTGTTGGGGGACCGGTCGGCGCCGGTACGTACTGCTGCCCGTAATGGCTTGACTCTGCCCGTTACCGGGCCGATAATGGGCTTGGAGTCCGACATGTTCTGTGTCGGGCCGGGAGTAAGGAGGGTGAGCAATGAGAGTGACCGGCACTATTCGCGACGCGCGGGATCTCGAGCGTGAGGCTGCGCGTCTGGTCGAGTACGTGAGGGCTGCACGCGACTTCGTGGCCGAACTCGCCGACGAGGCCAACCAGGCTGGCTATTGGAATGGGCGTACGGCGTGCGCCGAGCTCGGCATGATGCTCGAGCCGATCATGGCGGAGACGGAGCATTTCCGGTTGCGGTGTGCGAACACGGCGGAACGTGAGCTCGAGATGTGGGCGCCGATGACGGCGGGTGACCGGTGAGCGCCGTGACCGTCCTCGAGCGCCCGGCGCCGGCATGCCACTTTGACGTGAAGGACTGGGGGCATCGGTCCGACGCCAACGCCGAGCGGCACGCCATCCAGGCGGTGCGGAAGTGGCCGAAGCCGCCGGCACCGTCCGGGCGTGGTGCCGCCGCCCAGCGTGCCCTATTGGACGAGGCACACCGGGCGTGGCGCGTCGGCGCGATCCGGGAGTGGACGTACGGCGCCGATGGTCTGGTGTCGGTCGATGGTGTGGCCCGTTCCGATGCGGAGACGGGCGCCTATCTGCGTTCGGCGCTCGAGGCTGTCGGCATCGGACGCACCGAATGGGGTGCGGCATGGATGGGCCGTCGGGATGTCGTGTCGTTCCCGCTCGGGTCGGTGCCGGCGCCGGCGCCCGAGGTCGCACCGAAGCCGAAGCGTGCCGCAAAGCCGAAGCGTGAGCCGGTCGTCGCTGTGGTCGAAACTCGAGCCGAGCCCGTGGCTGAGCCCGTGCCGGCGCGGGCGCATGTCGAGCCGTTGGCGCCTCCGGGCAAGTGTCTCGGGCCGATGCTCGATGACTACCTCGGCCGTCTGGTGTACGGGCCGAAGCGTGAGTACGCCGCGGCGTGGATCGCGCATGTGCTCGAGGGTGCATCGGCGCCGGCCGATCCGGGCGCGCCGTGGGCGGAGAAGGTACGCGGGAAGGTTGCCTACTACGTCAGGAAGGCTGGCGCGCCTGTCGCGTGACTGTCTCTCGGGCGCCGGCTCCGGTCGGCGCCCGTGGGGACTGCCACGGTGGCAGTAAGTGCCGGCGCCCGGCTGTATCCGGGCGCCGGCTACTCGATACCAGAGGGAGACTCTGACATGAGCGGGAACGAGGGTAGTGGCGTGCGGTATGTCGCGCAGATGTTCCGGGCGCGTAACGATGTGAACGGAAACCCACGCGGGTGGTGGCTGCTGCGCAGCATCGGGGATGATGCGAGCTCGACGTGGGCTGGCCCCGTGGTCGACGCGTTCGAGCGCGGGTACCAGTGGTCGGATCGGATGCCGGACGTGTGGCGTCGGCCCGACGTCGTGGGTCTCGGCAGGGTCGACGTCGACGCGGCCGGCTTGCGCGAGGTGACGGCACGCGCGGCGTCGATTCTCGGGACGTGGGCGGTAGTTGATGACGATGGCGACGTGTGGCGTCGGGCGTTTTCGCGTTCGGCGGCCGATAAGGAACGGCGGGAGCTCGCGCGTGTCTTCGCGCCGCGCACGTTCCGCGTGTCGCAACTAGGCCGGATGCCAGGGCCGTTCTCAGAGGCCGACGCATGAGCCTCACCTATGCTCTGACAGTGTTCGTCGTGTGGGCTCTGTTCGCCGGCGCATGGGAGTTTGCTCGGCATCGGCGCGGGCCTATCTGCCATTGGTGTGGCTGGCGTGCCGATGAGTGTGCGTGCTATTGGTCGCGGCCGGCGCGGGAGCGCCGGCAGTGACTGGCGTGTACGCCTGGCCGATCCTGTTCGGCGCTACGGGCCTCGTGCTCGTGCTCGGCGCTGTGGTAGCGCTCGAGCTGCTCTGCCGGCGGCATGATCATAGGGAGCCTGCCGACGATTGACGTCTAGCGCCGGCGCCGGCGCCCTACTGTCCCGAACGAACAGAGCCCCGACATCAGTGTCGGGGCTCTGTCGCGTGCTCGAGCATCTAGCCGCCGGCGCGAACGAGCTCGGCATCAACTTCCGTAAGCGCGCGCTCGAGCCCGCCTAGCACTCCGGCCGCGTCGGCGATCCGACCGAGTAGGGCGTGGATCTCGGCGTCGTCGCCGGCCGATGCTCGATAGCGGCCGACGATGTCGTCGGCCGCAGCGTCCGCTACGGCTAGGGCAGTGTCGATAGCGCGAGCAAGTTCCGAAACGTGGTCAGTCATGCCGAGCATTGGAACATGGAACGTGGCATGACGGCAAGAGTCGGGCGCCGGAAGGTCGGAACGTGAGAATGAGTCTCATTCTCGGTCAAGTGAGAACGATTCTCACAGCGAGCGGCGCTCGCCAGTGCGGCAACCTCCCTGGCTTTACTCGCCGCCCGCCTCGTCGTCGCCACTGTCGATCCGGCGCATGTATTCGCGTTCGGTCCGGTCCCGACGGTACTCCTGCGCGTACCCGACGGTACGACGCGAGAACTTCAAGCCTGCTGCCTTCACGGCCGCATACGACTGGTGGATACCCAAGTCAGTCTCAATCCCCTGCGCGTCCAATGCTTCGGCGCATTCTTTGACGCCGGCCGGCCAGTTCTTCACGCCGAGCACATGCTTCAGCTCCGGTTCGGTCTTCCGTTTGATCGCCAGCCGCTCATCAACCCATCCCATACGCGCGTGCGTACGCTTCAAGTTCAGGCCGCCTTCGGCTGCTTCGATCCGCCAGACAACATCGACGTCGTCGTTCGCTGCGGACGAGCCGCGCATCCCTTTCTCGGCATCTTTCCCGGCGTGTGCGACGCGCGCCCAGCCGATCTCTGCGGCTTTGAGCATCATGCCGGTGTGTCGGTAGAACGCACGGAACGTGTCGGCTGAGTTTTCTTCGCCTTCGACGGCACGGCTGATCGTGTCGAACACGACGAACTCTGCGCCGACGAGCCGTGCGAGACGGAGCACCATCGCGCCGCCGGCGAATGTGTCGAGCGGAGGCAACGACGGCAGCGACGCATAGTGCAGGTATGACAGGTCGCATGTTTCGTCGTAGCCGTAGTCGGTGAGACGTTCATGTACGTCTCGGAGTGTCATCTCGTAGTCGATGTAGAGGACGTGTCTCGGGCCGTGCGGGTTTGCGCGGCCGAGGATTTCGCGTCCGGTTGCGACTGCCGCCATGATGTCGAGGATCAGGAGCGACTTGCCGAGTTTCGCTGGCGCGTAGATCGCGTGGCCGCGGGCTCGGGCGAAGACCGGTTCGGCGAACCAGTCGTCGTCGTCATGTTCCATCTGCCAGAACGTCGACCAGTCGACCAGCATGTCGCGGAGATGTTCGTCTTCGCCGGCGACCATCTGTTCGACCTGTTGCACGAACTGTTCATCGACCGACGCCGACGTCGCGGTCGCCGCTTGTGCGACGGCGGGCGATGGGGTGCGGGCGACGTTCTCGAGCCAGGTGCGGAGCGCGTCGTTCGATTGTTTCTTGCCGAGCTCGGACGCGGACGCATGATGGTCGCCGCCATGATGGGTTGCGGTGTAGTACCCGAACTTCGTGTACGTCTCGCCTGCCGTCAGCCCCGGCCAGTTCGACGTGAACACTTTCAGGACATCCGAACCGCCGTAGTAGAGCGTCGCGGACGCGCCGTCACGCGGCGCTTTGCCGGGCCGGCACCACAGTTCATAGTTGTTGCCGGTCACGTCGAGCCGGGTGCCGATGCAGGTCGCACCGTCGGCTTCGAGGAGTTGCGGCCAGGTGGTGACGGCGGCGAACCGGTCGCCTGGACGGTCGAGGTCGCGTACGGGCGTCCCGTACTGCGAACGCGGCTTCTCCGCTCGAGGTTCGGTCTTGAGCAGGTCGAGCAGCCAGTCGGGCGCGTCTTGCGGCGCGCAGCCTTGCATCGGGTCGACGTCAAGATCCCACGAATACACCTGCCGGGACACGGGATGGACGGATGGCGGTGCGACGATCTGCCCGCCTTCGGCTCGCACGTCGAGGCCGGGGCCGAGCTTGCCGGCACCCGTGCCGGGGTTCCATCCGGGCCAACGGAAGATGATGTGTCTGCCGCCGCCACCGGTGATGCTTTCGATCGTGTTCGGGAGTGTGCCGTGAATGCGTTCGAGGTCGGCGAGGCTGTCGTCGCCGCCATGGTCGGGGTCGACGTCCAAGACCCAGATGCCTGACTGTTCGCCGGTGACGATCCCGACACCATGGTCGGGGTGGGCTTGCCACCAGTCGGAGATCAGGCCGGCGTCGGTCGTGGCACGTTTCACCCAGTCATCGAGGGCGGGGCGTTTCGTGCCGGGTTTGATCGGGACGACACGCCATCCCCATTGTGCGTAGATGAGCGCATGGTCGAGCGCGCTACGAACGGATGCCATCACCGGTCGGCTTCTTTCATCAGTTGTGCGGCGTAGCGCCCGGTGGTGATCCAGTACCAGTCGCGAGGGTTCGTGTGCCCGCGGCGTTTGATGACGAGCCAGCCGAGGTCTGCGCCGTCGTTGTCGATCTCGGTGAGCAGTTCGGCGAGCCAGGTGCCGAGTTGGATCTGCTTGGCGTTCTTCACTTCGAGGACGACGGATGGGATGCCGGCGATGTCGCCGCGGTCTTTCGCCCCGGCGAGGGCGCGACGTTCGGCGTGCGGCCAGCCGTGGGCTTTCAGGAACTCCACGACGGCGGTCTCGCCTTCGGTGCCTTTCCGGCGAGCCGCGCTCATCTGGCGTCATCCCCGGCTGCGGCACGCTTCGATGCTTTGCGGATCGCGCCGAGACGCGTGTAGGCGCGATCGCCGACGTGGTAGGTGGCCGTCACGTCGTCTCCTTGTCGGCGGCGAGCCGCTGTACGGGGGTCATCGCCGTGTCGCTGTTAGGCTGGCCGACGCGGAACAGCTGCTCCGTCTGCGACGGTGATGCAGGGCCTTCACCCTTCGGGGTGGAGGCCCTTTTCTTGTCGTCGCGGGGGTCGCGTGCGAGTCGGAACTTGAACAGGTCACCGAGCCGTGTACCGCCGAGCCGGTCGAAGCGTGTCCACGGGCGAGCACATTTCGTCGGGTTGTTGCAGATCCATTCGCCGCAGACGTCTTGGCTCCACGGGTCGCGGACCCATCGGACGTCGATGTGGCGGGCTGGGCGCCACCGCCCGCATTCCTGGCAGTGCGCTCCGGGCGTCACGTCGTCTCCTTCGGGTCGGCCCCCGGGTGGGTGGTCGCGTCGACCACGAAGACGCCGTCGTCAACGAGCTTGTGGAAGGCGGCGACGGTATGCCACTTGCCGGCGACGTACACCTGATCGCCGGGGCTGACGTCGCGGAAGACGTGCGTCGGGTAGTCCACCTCGGGGATCTGGTCGGTGCCGGCGAGCCAGGCGTCGAGTTCGGCGGCGAGGTTCGCCGCCCACACCCGATCGAGGGTCAGTTGGTATGTGTGCCACCCTTCTTGGAATGTGAGTGCGACGTGGTCGTTGCCGTGGCGTCTGAGCGTGAACGGGGTCATGCTGGCGGTCATGCGATGGCCTCTCGCATGATTGCGATGAGCGCGCCGGCCGCAGCAGTCCATGCGGTGATCGCGCGCCACCGGTCGGACAGGACGGGTGATGTGGTGACGAACAGAATGAGGGTCCAGTATTCGAGGCGGGTCATGCCGTCGTCTCCTTGTCGGCGGCGGCGGGCAGCCATCCGTGGATGTCGAGGGTCATGCGTCCTCCCCGAGTGCGGTGCTGTTCCCACCGCAGGTGAGGCAGGGCTTTGGTCGGGCGAGGCCGAGCGGTGTTATGCGGTATCCATCCACGCCAAGACCATCGCAAGTGGGGCACGTCTCCTCCCCGAGTGCGGCGAGCCATGCGTAGAACTCGGCGGCGGTCAGGCCGTAGGCGTCTACGAACAGACTCACCGATTCTTGATCTTCGATCTTGCGGATCGCCGAGCGCAGTGGGGCGGCGTCGAGGATCACGTCGTCGCGTCCCCGCATCATGGCGATGATCGCGTCGGCGTCTTGCTCGAACCAGTCTTCGCCTTCTTCGTGTGCGGCGGCGAGGCTGTCGTGTCCGTTGGCGCGTGCAAGTGCGTCTGCGATGGCGTCACGCAGTTCGGTCATGCGTCCTCCCCGAGTGCGGCGTTCAAGAGGAGGAAGGTGAGGGAGAGGCCCGCCACTGCGGTGATGACGGGCTTCCCCTCTCCAATCAGACCAGCGAGCACTCCGATGAACACAACGCGCATGTAGGTCATGGCTGCACCTCGGGTGCGGGAGGCCACGGGACGAGCACGCCGTCGCTGTTGGTAACGCCGCGGCGAAAGTCGACCTGCTTCCAGACGAGCCCGCCGTCGAGCACAGCGATCCACCCGACGCTCTCGGTGTAGACCATCTCGGCTACTGCTCTGCGGCTGCCGTAGACAGCGTCCCCGACTTTGAGGTAGCGCGGTTCGGGCGGCACCGGCTCCCACATCGCAGGGTGAGCCTCGGAGACAGCGCCTTGTCGGCCGTCGGGCCACACCGACCGCACGATGTAGTAACCGTCATCGAAGGCAATCACCCGTGCCGTACGACCGCTCTGCGTCTTGTGCCTGATGATCGTGCCGGGTTCCAAGGTCGACCAGTCGGTTGTCATCGTGTGTTCCTTCCGCAGAATCTGTCGTTCGGTTCGGGTTCGGGCACGGGTGCGGTGTGCCACCACCATTCGCCCCAGATGGCTGACGGGTGGACGCCGAGCCGGCAGGCGATCTGGTCGGCGAGAATGTCGGTCAGGCCACGTTGCCGCCACTGGTAGAGGGCGTCACGTCCGTAGCCGATGCTGGTGATCGTCACGGACGCGTCCGGGCCGAGCCAGTCGAGTAACGGTCGGGCAGGGAGCCGTGGGATTGTCGTGTCTCCACGGTTCCAACGGACGTTCCGCCAGACAGGAAGTTCAGTCACAGTCATAAGAGCCCCCGTTGCCCTACGACGGGCGTACCGCTGAACGGACGAGGGCGAAGGTGCTACAGGAGGTCTGCGGCCGACACGCCCGAGCTCGGCGCCGGCGTCTCGGACTTCTTCACGACAACCTCAAAGACCTTCATCGCCTGCGGACGGCCCGGCAGCTTCTCTTCGCCGGTGTACGTCACCGCGATCCGGTCACCGACCTGCACGTCGAAGTCGGCGACCTGCCGGCGCAGGTTCACCAGCCCGCAGATCAGATCCTTCGTCACGCCCTCGTCGGACTCGACCGCGAGGATCGGCGTCGGCTCGGACTTGTCAGGGAACAGGTGCGTGCGGATACCACGCACCGTCCCGACGAGCCTCGTGCCGACCGAGTCGAACGTCCAGTTGTCACCGCTGCCGCCCTTGTGGGCGGACCAATCGAAACCCATGATGGGTCATCCTTTCTGCCTTGTGTTGTGTAACGAGAACTAAAACGGGACGCCGAAGTCGAGCTCGACCTGTGACACCAGCCGCTCCACCAACGCAACCTCCGCGATGGTCTGCGGCCCCCCGTTCTTGAACGTGAGCACACCGGCCGGCCAGTCGGCGGCCAGACGCTCGAACGCCCCAAGATCATGCTCTGCGATCGCCGTCGCACGCTGACGCAACACGGCGACCTTCTGCTCGACCGATGCCATGCCGGCATCCCCTTTCGTCTTCTTCGCCTTGTAGACAGCCGACACCCGATTCAACTTCTTGACTGCGAGTGCCGCATCGAACAGTTGCTTGCCCGCCTTCAAGTCGGCTTCGCGCATCTCCCACCGGCCGTCATCGCACAGACGTACGACATAGCCACGCGTGATCGCCGGCATCCCCTGCGGTTCGGTGCTCGCACCTTCCGTGTAGATCGGGCAGGCGGCGTAGGCGGCGAGCTGGGCGGCGGCTTCGGAGTAGATGTCTTTGCTGGTCTTCCAGTCGAAGACGGCAAGGCCACGGTTCCCTCGGATGCGGCCGATCACATCGGCAGTGCCGGCGTACCCGGCCGGCAAGTTCCAGCAGGTCGCTTCGATCGCGAGCGGGCGCGGCTTGTGCTCGAGGAACCAGGCTTCGAGGGCGTCGATGTATCCGCCGTAGATGTCGCGTTCGATCTTGCTGATCGGTTGGCCGCGGAGCATCTTCTCGGCGACGGTGTGGACGTCGGTGCCGCGGTTCGCTGCACTGTCCCGCTTACGGGTGTGTGCGGTGCCGATGTACCGGACGGCTTCGTCGTGCGTGAGCGTCGCGATGTAGTCCCGTTCGGTTTGCGCGCAGATCGCAGCTTCGGTCCCGGCCCACTTGATGAGCCCTTCGTTCGAGCCGATCCCTTTCAGGATCGTCGTGACCGAGTCGCACGGCAGACCGTCCGCACCGGGCACCATGTTCAGCCACTCGACAGGGTGTTCGTACTGGCGGCTGCCGCTACGGCCGGTCTTCGCGTGTGCGGGGCCGGCGTTCATTCGGACTCGATCGTGAACAGACGGTGGAAGTCGTCTGACGCGTAGACGTGCCAGTCGTCGCCGTCTGCGTCGTAGACGATGTAGTCCAACCAACGTGCGCGCCTCGCGTGGAGCTCGCAGAACTTGTCGCCGCGGCAGACCATCAGGGTGCGTGCCCGGTCATGCGACCAGACATGCGCCATCGTCCAGCCCTGCGGCGGGGTGCCGGCCGTGACGGCGAACGCGTCGTACAGTTCGGTGCGTCGGACCTTCATCGCTGCTCCCATTCGTCACTCATGCTCAACAACTTCCCGACCAGGACGGCGAACGCCAGGTAGCCGACGACCGCGCCGAGCCAGAACAGGGGCTCGTTCAGGACGCTCATCGCATCCACCGTTCGCCGCGTTCCTCGATCCAGCAGGTCGCGTACGGGTCGAAAAGGTTTGTGCCGTAGCCGCAGTCGACTTCCACAACGGCGTCCGGGCCGGTGCACCAGCGGCGCACGGCGTCGACGCCGTGCCAGTCCTGGCCGTCGGCGGTGTAAACGTCGCCGCGCCGCAAGCCACTCACTCGGATCTCACGCAACATCGCGTCGCCCCCTCCTCACGTCGCGGCGTTCGTTCTTCGACAGGCCGCCCCAAATCCCATGCATTTCCTCGAACTTCATTGCGTGCTCGAGGCACGCTTCCCGCACCGGACATTCCTCGAAGCAAATCTTCTTGGCCTTGCGGGCGGTGTTGACGCCACGGTGGCCGGGTTCGGGATGCCACCAGGCGAGGTCGTGGGCCGGTTGCCGGCAGGCCGCTTCGTCCATCCACTCGTAGTTGCTCATGCGGCCGGCTCCGGTTCGAGGGTGGCCGCACCCGCCAAGGAGGCGGGCGGGTGCGGCCGGTCACCGTCCCGTGGGAGCGAGGGGACCGGGACGGTGATGATCTGGTCGAGTTCGTGGGCTGCGACGTTGAGCAGCGCGGCGACGTGCGGGTAGTTGGCGCACGGGCCTTTGCTGGCTGCGGCGAGGACTCGGTCGCGGAGCCGGGTGAGCTGGTCGACGTCGCGGGCGGGGAGCCGGGGGTGGTTCCGTGCTCGGCCTCGAGGGATGCGGACGTCGAACCCTTCGGGGTCTGGTGCCCAGGCGGCGAGGCTGCGCCGGCTGACGGTGACGCCGTAGCGGCTGTCCATGAGGGCGACGATCTGCGGCCAGGAGCGGCCTTCGTCGCGCCAGGTGCGGACTTGGTGGTGGATGCGGCTTGGGTCGCTGCCGGTGTTGAGGGAGGCGGCGAGGATCTTGGCCGGGGGGCTCGTACTCATGGCAGCAGAAGATACATGAATGCTGCGATGTTGCAACCTGTTTCGTGCAACTTTCGTCTGACCTGGGAGAACATGCCCGTCAGTCCTGAATGCGACAAACTTTCGCTTGATTGTGCGAACGGTTGCCGTTACAGTCCGAGCCGGGATCGTGGGGAGATTCCGCTACGCCCAAGGAGGCAACAACATGGCAAGACCGAGACAGACACCAGCGAACCCGTCACCGGGAGCACGGATGCTCACCGCCGCCCGCGAACAGCGCGGCTACCGGATCGACGTCGTCGCCGTCGACGTGTACCGAATCCTCGGCAGCCGCCGCGGCATGAGCCGCGAGATCCTGCGGAAGATCGAGTCGGGCGAGACACCGCTCGAAAAGGTGACCCCGGTCACGCTCTCCGCGATCTGTCAGGTGCTCGGCATCGACCTGCGGGCCGTGTCACCCGAACATGCCGACGAGCTCGAAGCACTCAAAGACAACCTTCACAGCCTACGCGGGAAGCCTCAGGTAGCCGCATGAGACAGGCGTCACAAACCGTAGACCAGTACGGCCTCGTTCCGTACATTCCGTCCGCTATGGGGGTATGTGGGCGGGTACATGCGTGTGATGACGTCGAACGCCATCTCCGCTGGTGTGAACGGCGAGGGCTGCGGGCCACGACGATGGCGACACGCCGCGGCGTCCTCAGCCGGCTGCAACGGTCGGCCGGGGTCTGCCCGTGCGAGGTCACACGGGCGCAGATCGACGCCTGGTGGGACGCCCACCCTGCGTCGGCGCCGGCACGGGCAGTCGACCTGTCGCACCTCCGGTCGTTCTACGCCTGGGCGCTCGATGACGGGCTCCGTACGGACGATCCGACACGACACTTGCCGATGCCGCGACGCAAGCGAGGCGTCCCCCGGCCGGTATCGGAAGACGAGATGGAACGGGCGATCGGGCAGGCACCGGACAGGGTGCGGCCGTGGCTGATTCTCGCAGGATACGCCGGGCTTCGTGGCGCAGAGATCGCCGGGTTGCGTGGCGAAGATGTCGACCTGGAACGTGGCGTGATCATCGTCGCCGACGGCAAAGGAGGACGGCAGCGTGTGGTTCCCATGCACCCGCGCGTACGAGAGGCGTTGGCGGGCGTTCCGGGCCGTGGGCCGGTGTTCCGGCAACAGTCAGGGGCGCAGATCACGCCCGGCTGTTTGCAGACGGTAGCGTCCGACTACCTGCGCGGCATCGGCTGCCGGTCCACACTCCACGCGTTCCGGCACCGGTTCGGGACACGCCTCTACGAGAAGACCCGTGACCTGCGTCTCGTCCAGGAGATGATGGGCCATTCGTCGCCGGCGACAACTGCGGTCTATACGGCGTGGTCGCCGGAACGGGCGGCGCTCGGTATTGGCGAGCTCTGAGCCGGCCGAGGGTGCGTCGCCGTGTAGTGCATTGCTGCTCGGCTCGCGATCTCGAATCGGGCCACTCGCATCAGTCTCCCGCAGTTCCAGCAGGGGCGGATACGGGTGGCCCGTTCTCCGACTTCGCACCGGTCACACCACTGGTCGTACGGTGCGATCATTCGTCCTCGACCTCTGCCGGCTCGTCGTAGCCGGCCTCCAACTCGAGCAGCGCGACTTCGATGTACGCACGGCCGGCGATCGCATCGAGCTCGCCCAGGTCGAGCGTCACCGTTACCTCATGCGGTAACGGCCCGACACGCGACACGGTGATGACGATGTGCCGTTCCGATTCGGGCGGGACAGGCGGCGCGTCCAGGTCACTCATCGACGTTGACCACATACTCGGCCGTGACGCGTCCACGTTCCGGGTCGATCATGTGGACACGTTGCGACGGTTGTGACGTTGCGCCGATCACCACACTGGCGAACTGGTTCCCCGACTCGGGGGAACCAGTTCCGAAATACCTGTGGCCGTCGGGCAGGACGATCACGAACGGCGTGTGGTAATGCCCGCCGTAGGTGTCTTGGAACGGGACCGGGATACCGCCGGCCTTCCATGCCGTGATCCGTTTGTGAATCGCGAACATCGGCGTCTGCCCGAAACTGCGTATCTCATCCGCGTGAATGAGTAGCCCGCGGTAGTTCCCGACCGTGAACGGGACGTAGTCGGTGCCGGGATGGTCGTGCCAGACGAGCCGGCCCTTGTCGATATACCGCTGTAGCCGATCCTTGACGATCTGGTAGGCGATCAGATCCAAGTTCTCGCCGGGTGCATCTTCGCCGAACCGGCCGAGCCTGCCGTGGTTCCCGCATTCGATGACAACCTCGACGGTCTTGAACGTCTCGAGCGAGAACAGCAGTTGGGCTTCCATGATCGCCGCGACCCTGAACAGTTGATCGAACCGAGTCGAGTCGACCTCCCATACTTGCCCGCGGAAAATGTTCGTCCCCTCGAGCATGTCGCCACCGAACAGCCAGACAGCCCGGTCGACCTTGTGGGCTTCACGTTGGATCTCGACCAGCCGGCCGACCTTCCGGCAGAACGTATCGACCAGACGGTGCCTTGCGATCTCCGAATCGTACGACGCCGTCCGTTTCCCGACCTGCCAGTCCGTCGTATGAACCAGCATCACTTCTTCGTGCCGGCCCTTGCGCGGCTTCGGGGCCGGGACGATCGGTGCCGGCCCGATCGCGACCGCCGCATCGCGCGCAGCCTGATAGACGGCGTCGATGTGGTCTGCCGTCTTCGCTTTCGCCTGCGCGAGTTGGCGTTGTGTGCGTGCGAGCGCCCGCCTGAGCTCCGCGACTTCACTGTCGGGCGGTTCGGCGAACTGCTCGGCACGACTCACCGAAGATCCTCCGGGCAGTCATCCCGGAACTTCCATGCCTCACGCTCCCGGTACTTCCTGACCGTCTCGTACGAACAGGATTCGCCGAGGACCGTCCCGATCCGTTTCGCGAGCGTCGTGTGCGGCCAGCCGATCGGGTCGGCGATGGCACGAAGCAGGTTCTCGATCAGGTCCGGTTCGTCGCGGCAACCGTCGAGGATCACGTCGAGTCGGCCACGGTGGTTCGCTGCCCGCCCCTGGTGGTTGCCGGGCGGGGTCGCGAACTGTTCAGCGCGACCCATTGGACGGACTGACCTTCGTGCGGGTGATGAGGCCGAGGATCGCTGCGGTGAGTGCGAGGATCGTGCCGGTCTGCTCGACGGTCAGGTCGGCACCGAACGAGATGAGCAGAGCAAGGAGAGCCTGCACGGCGGCGAGGACAAGTGCTGGTTCGCGGTTCCAGATTTTCACTGTGCTTCTTTCTGTTGGTGCCACTCGACGTGGCCTGCCATGGACGCCTCGATCGAACCGAGACGTTCGTTGATCTCGTCAATCGACCGCCCTCCTACCCGGCCCCGCCATCGTTCCTTCAATGCCATGCTGTGTCCTCCCCGGACTGGTCTACCGTTGTTCGTATCGCTCTAACTTCGCTCGACACTCCGCCAGTTCGCTTTCAAGACGGGCGATTGTCTGACGGTTCACCCGGTCGCCTTCCGCCGCAGCGGATGACAGGATGCGGACGCCACGCCAGACGATGAGGAGCGCGCCACCACCGATCGTCAATCCGATCGCGGCAGCTTCGGGGATTGCGACGCCGAGCAGTCGTGCTGACGCGGCGACCCACGCCCCGGCGAGCGCACTGGCGATCGACCCGAATGTTTTGAGTACGAGTACCGGGTCCACTAGCCAACCCCTCGTCGTTGCGCTGCTTGTACGTCGGCGACGTGCGTAAACACGGCTGCGAGCGAAAGCAACAGCACGTCGCGCAGAGCGTTGGTGGAGGTGATCCATCGCAGCGGGACCGTTCGTTCATCCCACACTGAAACGAGCCGGGACGCATGTCCTGCGGCGAGTAACGCCGGCATGAGCGCGACGATCAGCGGCCCGCGTCGCCATGTCGCGACGACGCACACGACAGCGAGTGCTGCGTATGCGGCGACGGGGAGCGAGGTCGCATGGTCGATCCACACTCCCCACACGTTCGCCGCGGCGGTGAACGCTACGACGATCGGCCATCGGAGCAGCCATGCTCGCACCCACCGGGGGACGTTCATCGCCGGCTGTCAATCCAGGCGATGACATCATCGCCGGGGCAAGCGGTCGGTTTCGTTTCGCGGTGCCCGAGGAACGCGAGCCGCCGGCCGAGACGCAGCCCCCACACATACTCGAGTGTGAGCGCCGCATCCTTCGCCCGTGCAGTCAGCCGGTCGCCGTCCTCAAAGTTCCCGAGGAAACAGATCCCGAGCAGGTACTGGTTCGCAGCAAGTCCGTTCCACTCGCCGTCCGAATGTGCGCCGTAGGCGTCGATCGAGCGACCTTCGTAGATCCGTCCGTTCGGGCCGATCAACGCGTTGTAGGCGATATCCGAGTAGCCCCGAACATCCATGTGATATGCCTGGGTTTCGCGCACGATTCGTGTCCCGGAACGCACAAGAGAAGGTTGCGGGCCGGCCGTATGGTGGTAGCAGACACCACGGATCAGTGATCGGGGCCGGGTCGAGATCCCGACGGGCGGGCGGGCTTTCCATTCGGCGCGTGTCACGACTCTCATTGGACCTCGATCCGTCCGTAGATGGCGACGACGTCCTGGTTCGCGAACGTGACCGGCGCCGTCGAATGCAAGTTCGTCAGGACGGTCGTCTCGCCGCCGAACACGCCGGCCTGACGGTGGTCGCCGACGTCGTAGTTCGACCCTGACGAGTCGTAGACGAGCACCACCACCGGTTGCAGTTGGCTGGCGATGGACGTACAGGCAGGCGGGAGTGTGAACGACCAGAAGTTGACGCCGGAACCCCATGTCGTGTCGGCTGCGCCACGCAGATAGATCCAGAAGTCGACCATCTTGCCGATCTTCATGTACCGGCCGGTGAGCGTCCCTGATCCGATCGCTGGCGCGGTCCCGCCCGCGGCCGTCCACGACGGCGTATATGAGGTTGTGGACGTGACTGCGAGTTTCGCTTCGGTGATCGCCGCGTCGGCAATCTTGTCGGTCGTGACCGCGCCGTTGAACAGTTGGAGGGTGTTGACCGAGTTGCTTTGCAGTTTGGTGTTGCCGATCGCGCTCGCCGCGATCTTGTCGCCAGTGATTGCTTCGTCGGCGATGCCGCCGGTCGCGACCTGACCCCACTTGTTGCCGGTGCCGGCTGTCGAATCGGCGATCAACACTTGGTCGTTCGTCCCGACCGCGAGCGTCGCGAACGTGTTCGTCCCGGTCGCCGTCGCCAGACCGCCCTTCGTGATCCCGACAAGCCCGGACACGTTGACCGGCGTGACCAGCCCCCACTTCTGACCGGTCGTCTGCGCGGCGTCTGCGATGCGGACATGGTTGTCGGTCCCGACCGGGAGCCTCGAGAACGTGTTCGCTGACGATGCGACGATCGAGTCGCCTTTCGTCGTGACGAGCCCGATCGTCTGTGCGACCGCCCGGTTCGCCTCATCGACATCAACAGCCGTGATGCACAGCTCAACGGTCGCCGAACCGGGCACATGGGTGACGCCGGTTGTGCCGTCGTAGCCGCGAGTGTCGATCGTGACGACACCACCAGACCGGGACGTACACAGGATCTTCTCTTCGGAGGCCGTGGCACGGTCGACCACGACGGTGAACTTTCCGGCTGCGCCGGTCGGCCAGCCAGTCGTCGCCGAGATCGTGAACGTCTCGCCAGGCGCCGACGTCGCACCGGCCAGCCCGACCGTGACGGTCGCTGCGACCGCCCCCCCTGCAAACTCACGCCGCTCGTAACTCATGCAAGCACCTTCACAGTCTTGAGTTGCACCACAAGTGTGCCATCAAATGCGCCACGGTTGGGGCCACGCTTACCCATCGGCACCCACCGCGTGCCTTCCACCACCACATTCCACGTCTCGGGGCCTTCTTGGTAGGTCACGACGGTCTTCGCCTCGAGCAGCCCGTTGATCCGGTCCCGTGCCGCATGGACGTCCCGTGCCTTGTCCCGGCCCGAGTTCGTCTTCTCGCGCTCCGCGAGGATGATCGGGACCGTGATCTTCAACCCGGTCGGGGATGCCGGCTGCGAACGGAGCGTCCACCGCTTCAAGACTGGGGTCGCAGAACCGGTACCGGTGAGCGTGAACCGGAGCTCGAACGCCTCGCCACGGACCAACTGTGTCGACCAGGCCGTCTGTGCCGCTCGAGCCGAGAGTGTCGTGACGGCGACGCCGAGCGGGGTCGAGGCCGTCTCATGGTCTTTCGCGATCGCGACGCTATAGGCGCCGGCGCCGGCCGCATGGGCGACATCCAACTGGACGGCCGTCTTCGGCTGCGGGAGCCCGTACGAGAACCAGCCGGTGTTCAATGTGGCTTCGGTCACATAGTCGGTAGTCGACTCGGCCCATAGCCCTGACGACGCGACGGCGAAGACCCTGCGGCCACCGAACGTCGCGACCGACGACACGATGCCTTGCGTCCCGGCGTAGATGTCGTTCGCCCATGCCGGCGTCAGATCCGACGTGAAGGTCCGCAGGTCGACCCGGCCGAGGCCAGTCGATGTCGCATCCGGGTTCGTGACCCCGTACCAGACGAACCGTTCCTGCGGCTCGAAGCATCGGACAGGGTTCGCGGTCGGGATCACGTCGCCCATCGCGGCGACGCTGCCCGACTGGTCGAGGGTCGCGTACCGGACGCCTTTGTCGGTGCCGATCAGGAGCCCGCCGAGATAGCCGACCATCGACCGGGCCGTCTCCCCGTCGGGCAGTTCGGCTGCGACGACGAACGCCTCGAGGCCCGTGCCATCGTCGGCAACAGCAGTCCGGTAGATCAACGACTTGTCGCCGGCGTACCCGGACGCGTAGATCGCGTTCGGCCCTTCCGCCATGTCGGTCCACGTCCACCCGCTGTTGACATGCCAGGTGCCGTTCCCTGCCAGGCCATCCGAGGACACGGTCGGGATCGCCGACCCTTGCGCGAGATGGTTGTAGAGGACCGTCCCGCGCGCCGTGAACAGCCGGCCTTTCGCATACCGGACGAGATAGGACGATGCCCAGGCGCTTCCGTGCCAGCGGGCATAGGTCGCGATCGACGTCGTCGTGTAGTAGAGGTCGGTGCTATCTACGATCCAGACGTTGAAGCCGTCTGTCGACATGGACACAGGCCCCGACAGCGCCGCGCCTGCCGCCGTGACCTGTGTCCATGAGGACAGATCAGTCGAGAAATAGAGCGTGTTCCCTGACAGGACGTAACACCGGCTTCCGGCTACGACCATCTGGCAGTTCGCATCTGCCGACGTCCGCACCCGCGACGTCGCACGCAACAGCTTGAGCTCGCCGTACGTCCACGGATCGACGCCCTTCGACGCACGGAACCGTTTCCGGTTCGAGACGACGCCGCCGTCCGGGTCGGCCAGGTCGAGATAGGTCTGGCCGGCACCACCATGCCAGGACGTCTGGCCACGCAACCAGAGGTCTTCGGGGTTGAGGGTCTGTTCGCCGACTTCGGCCGAGTTGTCGGCCTGTTGCCGGATCGCAGGGATCGACTCATGCTGGAACATGCCTGACTGCCAGTCGATCAGGTAGCCGACACCGGCGATACTCACGTCATAGTCGGCGCCGACCGCCCGCGTCGCCGCCGGCCCTGTGTAGAACGGCGACGACGGCAGATAGGTGACGTCGTACGTCGCGGCACTCATCGGACGTACGCCCGCGTCAACGTCGGGTATTGCGCGGCGAGGCGGGTCATCTCGTCGCCGAGACGTTGCTGCCGGTACGCGAGCAAGTTCTGGCCGGCGCGGGCGGTCGCGCCAACGGCGACTTCGTCGCTGCGGCGCGTCTCAGGCTGCGATTCGATCTGGACCCGGACCGACTCGCGCGGGCCGAGCAGGCGGGCCGCAGCCCCAAGCGGCGGGATATCAACGGCGGTCGCCGGGATGCCCGTCACCGTCTCGACGTTGTCGGTCAGGCCGGTCAGGACACCAAGCTTCGCCTTGTACCAGACCTGCAAGTTCCGGCCCGACTCGACCGTGCCAGGCAGGAACACGGCCGGGCCGTTCGGGACGGCTTCGGTCGGGACGCCGTACATCCACTGGAACGGGACACGCGGATAGTTGTTTTCCGGGCCGGCCGGGTCGAACCGGACGTCGTAGACGTCGATCACATCATCGGCCGCGAGGTCGTAGACGTACGACGTGGCCGATGTGGTCAACGTCTTTGTCTTCATCCGGTACAGGCCGGCGGCAGACAGGTCACGGAACTCCTGCTGTAGCGCCTCGAAGATCACGAACTGCGGGAACCGGGCGTTGATCGTCACGATCGCGCTCTGCGCGTGAGCCGCGGGCGTCGAGCCGAGCTGGCCGCGTTCGACCATGACGGTCTTCGCCGAATCGTTCTTCTCCCACACATACACGACCTCGAGGCCGACCGACAGGTACGACCCTTCCGCGATGTCGTCCAGGCTCCGCTCGAGAGTCCATGTCGTCGCGCTCGACGTGGCCGGCGCAGCAAGCCGGTTCAGGCTTTCGCGTGACGTGCCGAGCAGGTTCCGAGCGGTCGCATGGACAAGGTCGAGCGTGGTCGTCATGGGATGTCCTTGATCGCGCCGGCCTCGGTCAGCGCAGCCTTCGTATCCTCGACCTGCGCACGCGACGCGTTGTGACGCTTCATCGTGGCCTGGTAGTCGATGTCGAACTGGTCGGACGGGTCGGACCGCTCGAGCCGTTCCGCGCCCTGCGTGGACGGCGGTTGCAGGCCGGCGTCACGCATCCGCTTGTAGGCCGGGAGGTCGCGGTTCCATTCCGACTCGCGTTGATCTGCCGCCCGGACCCCGTGTCGTTTGTTCGGGAGGGCGCCCGCCCCGATGAACATGCCCCGGCCGAGCACCTTCACAAGTGGTGCTGCCGCACATGCGAGGCAGGAGAGGGTGGGGGTGTCGTTGAAGCCGTGCGTGACGTCTTCTTCTTCGCCGCACGCTTCGCACCGGTAGACGTAGAGAGGCATCTAGAACACCGCCTGTCCGATCAAGTTGAGGATTCCGATAGCAGTCCCGGCCGCGAGCCCCCCGAGGATGAGCCCCCGGTAGAGTGCTTTCTCGGCTTGGTGCCCGAACGAGAACCTGACGCCGGCCGGGACGCGCACCACGAACGGGTTCGTCGGCTTGTCTGCCGTGCGAGGTTTCGGGGCTGGCGCGCCTTCCGGGCGCGGCTCGGTGAGCCTGACGGTGCCGACGACTTTCCCGTCGGCCAGGTCGTCGCGTTCGATCCAGACGTTCTTCGCGTCATCTATGACGTCGTACTCGATCCAGTCGACGGTACGGCGCCGTTCGGTACGACTGACGGCCATCACTGGCCTCCGAGCAGTAGGACGATCTGTTCGAGCGCGCCGGAGATCGCCGCCGACTTGTTGTTCACGTCCGTCCGCAACCCTTCGACCGTCGTCGCCGTGGACGGCAGCGCAACAAGCGCAGCAAGCCACGCGACCGCTTCGCCGATCGTCTCCGGGTCGAACCGGTGCCACGGTGCGTCCTCGGGAACGGTCGGGTCGGCGACCGCCGTCTCCCATGCTTCGACCAGCTCGGGGTCGAGGGCGGTCCCGTCCGGGTAACGCCAGGTCAGTGTCGTGACCGGCTCGTCGGTGTACGACAGGAGTGGGCGGGGCAGGCCGACCTGTGCGCCGCGCCATTCGGCGTCGCGGACAGTCGCAGCGATCGTCCCTGCCGGGAGCGGAGCAGTGATCTCGGTCATGCCATCCTCGGAATGTGGGTCACCCACGCACGCTGCATCGTCACCGACTGCGTGTCGGTCGTACCGGCCGACGCGATTCGCAGTTCCAGGTTCAGATCGGTCGTGTTGACGTTCAGGCTGCTGTTCAACGTGCCGGCGATCACGACGTGTGTCCCGACGGCGTTGAGGCCGTCACCGAACGCCGACGTGGTGCCGGTGACGGCAAGGTAGCCCTGCGCCCAGAGCGAGAGGCTTGTCAGGCTGGTCGCTTCGTCGGCGTAGAGCGTCATGTCCAACGACCAGAGCCGTGCCGTCGCGTTCGCCGCCAACGTCGACATCGCCGCCGTCTGGAACACCGAGCCGACAGTGTTCCCGCCGAACGACCATGTGTAGACGAGCGACCCGCCCGAGTTGTTCGTGATCGTCCCGACGGCCTGCACGCGGAGCGTGTCCCCCAACGCGAGCGTCCCGGCCGGGACGACCAGCGCACCGTTCAGGAGCGATGTCGCGGTCGTCTCGGTCGCCCACCCTGACGACGACGAGATCGTCTTCGTGGCCGAATCGGAGTCGATGATGCGGGCGGCGGTCCCCCACGACGGGTCGGTCCCGTTCGATCGGAGCACGCGAGCGGCAGCGCCGACAGCGAGGTCGGTCCAGTTCGACGCACCACCGACGATCAGGTCGCCGCGCGTGCGGGTGATCCCAGCAAGGTCGGCGAGGTCGGCGTCGTACGCCTGGACGTTCGTGCCGATCACAAGCCCGAGGTTCGTGCGGGCGCCGGACGCGTCGGACGCGCCGGTGCCGCCGTCAGCGACGGCGACGTCAGTCCCGCCCGACCGGTACAGGGTCGACGTATCGGCGATCCCATGCACTGATGTCGTGTCTGACTCATGCGCCGAGATCGCAGACGTAACCTCCGAGTCGCGTGCGATCGTGGACGCAATGTTCGCATCCGGCAGCACGCCCGTGACCGCATCCGAGTCAGCAAGGTCGACCTGGCCATCGACCCACGCGCTGCCGTTCCAGACGAGCGTCGCACCGACAGCCGGCGTCGTGATCGTCACATCAGTCAGATCATCGAGAGCCGCCGCGCCGCCGCCGCTCGAGGCAGCCCACTTCACGCCCGTCGCCGTCGCGCTATCCGCCGTCAACACATAACCGTCAGTCCCGACCGTCAGCTTCGACGCAGTGTTCGCGCCCGTGCCAACAGCAAGGTCACCCTTCGCGTCCCATATCGCATCAGTCGCGACATCGCCGCCACCGCCACCGACCGACGTGACACGCAACGCCTGGTTCGTGTCGTCGTAGACGGCGTTCAGGACACCATTCGCGTCCGTCGCTTGCTTCGCCATCAGATGAACACCACCCTGAGCGACGCGGTCGCCGGGTCGTAACACCGGCGCAGGATCTCATCGAAATCTATCGGGGTGACCCCGCCAGGACCGGCAGCAGCGACCACTTCTGTCGTCGCCAACTGGCCGGCCACATCAGTGTCGTCGTAGCTGTAGGCGAGAACGCCGTTCGCGTCCATCAGGTGTTCACCATCGGGTCTTCGTCGGTCGCCGCCGTCGCCGACCCGTAGTTCCCCACGAACCGAGCACGCGACGTGTACGTCCAGCCCACATCATCAGTCAGCACCGTCGACACCGACGAATGGAAGATGTTCCTGCTGATCTCCGAATCGGAGAAGTCCGGGGTCTGTCCCGACGAACAGTTGAACCGGATGCCCGTGTTCAAGTTCCGGAACTGGTTGTCCCGAACGAACACCCCGACGAACGAGTCGCCCGTCGCGCCCTGGATGCGAATGCCTTCCTGGGCGGTCCCACCGAGCTCGCCGCCGTCGATCTGATTGTCGTGGACGTTCACGCCCCACGCCTTGTTCAGATGGATGCCGTACGAACCGACACTCGAGTAGCCGGCGACCGCGATCGTGTTGTCGGCCACGACGATCTGCATGTCGCGGCCGTCGGGGTCTTGGACGACGATCCCCTTCGAGATCATGTTCGCTTGCGTCATCGGGCGTAGGCCACGCACCGAGTTCCCGACGATCGTGCCACGGTACGACGACCTGACCGAATCTTCCGGCCATGCCACAATCCCAAGATGTGACGTGCCGGACACTGCCGACGCGCCGATCGAGTCGGAAAGTTCGGCCTGCATCCCGTCGACCGTGTTGCCGGTACAGGTGAAATCTTGCACGCCGGCATACTCGAAGCCGAACTTCGAGAAGCCGGTCACCGTGTTCCCCGACACCGACGGCGACTGGCATGTCGACAGCGAAATCCCGATCGTGCAACCGACCGTCGTGTTGCCCGACACGACCGCGCCGATCGCCGACGGTTCCTGAATCACGACCCCTTCGTTGCCGCCCGAACCCTCGCCGGGCACGGTCGTCAACGAGCACGTCCCCGCCCCGGACGTCGCGACTGCGCTCCCGCCCGAACTGGCCGTGTAGATGTCGAACGTGTCGTCGGTGATCCGCCGCGCATAGTAGACGGTCGTCGTGTCGGTCGGCCCGGAGAACCCGCCGGCGAACGTATGGACACGGCATTCGGTACGGCCCGACGCCGGCAGGCCATGAGATGTCTTCGTGAACACGCCGCCGGCGGTCGCGGTACAGCCGGTGATGGTCAGCCCGCCGTAGATGTACGGCTGGACGATCGTGTTGTCGATGATCTTCAAGCGTCGTTGTGTGTTGTAGCCGAGCTTCACGTTCCCGGTCGACGTGATGTTCACAAGGTTCGTGCCGGCGATCGCGTCTGCGTACGTCGGCGCCAACTTGAACGTGTCTGCGTCGATCACGACGACGTAATACCTGCGGCCCGACACGATGCCGGCGCTGCCTGTCTCGACCGCGACATAGACCGGGTCGCCGGTCGACTTGCCGTGGTTCCCTGGCGTGGTCCGCGACGAGTTCGTGAACGTCGAGATCGTATCGTCGGTCAGGCAACCGCCGTAGGTGGCCTGCCCGCCCTGCCCGACCTGATGGCCCATCATCTTGATGCCGCCGCCGGTGTAGCCGTCGTCGCCGACCCGTTCCGTACGGACGATCAGGTTCCCGCGGATCACGTTGTCTTCGCAGGATGCAAGGTTCGCCTGCCCGGAGATCGCCGTCCCACCCGACTGCCAGATCGTATTGTCAACGATCCGGCATCGCGACGCCGAGTTCAACGTGATCGCATTGTTCCCCGCGTACTCGAGCCACACGTCCCTGACCGTCACCCGCTCACATTCCTGCAAGATGAGCAGGTTCGCCGCGGACGCGGCACGGTCGCCGGTGCCGGGAGTGATCGTGTCGGCACCGTCGAGCGTGAACCCTTGCAACGTCACGTCGTCCGCTTCGATCTTCAACGGGTTGATAGTGACCGCCGACGCCTTGATCTCCGCGGTGCGTGGCCCTTCGACCGTCAGGCCGTTGTACGTCGTGGTGAGCGTCACCGTCGAATCGAAGATGTACGTCCCGTCCGACAGCCACACCCGCTTCGTGCCGGCCGAGATGGCCTCGTCACACGCGGCGATGAAGTTCGCCTCGTCGGTCGCCGCAGTCCCCGTCGGAGGCCGGCAGACAACCGCGCCGAGCGGCTTGTCGAGACTCCACCGCGTGTTCACGGCGTCGTACGCGTAGATGTCGCCATGTACCGGCGTCGCATTGTGGACCGTACGCCCACGCCACGCCGTCACCGTCGTCGCCGCCGAACCAGCCGACGCAGTCACATCGCCCGTCAACGCCGAACGGGACAGGGTCGATCCGGTCAGGGTGATCGTCGTACCGTCTGCGGACAACGATGCGATCGGCAGCTTCTCAAACCCGATCGGGTCGCTTCCGACGGTCGGCGCTGCCGTGTTCGTGCAACGCCAGATCCCCGAGTTCGACGTCCCGGCCGAGACAGGCACCCACTTCCCGACGAACTCGCCGGTCTGATCCATGTCGGTCGCACGCGACCACGCGCCCGCAGCCGTCACATAGATGCCGTTCTGCGACGTTGTCGACTGGCCCGTCAACAGGACACGCGACGTCGACGTGAGCACCCCGTCGATCGTCTGCTCGCCAGACAGGGACGCCACGTTCGACGTCGCCGCGACCGCACACGCCGACGCCCACACGATCCCCGTCGACAAGCCGGCCGCGTACGCCTGCGACGCAGCCGGGCTCCCGTCCGACAGGGTGACCGTCCCGGTGAACGTCGCACCGCCCGCATCGACCACATGCCGCCACGCCGAATCGGCATACGTCTCGACCTGATCGGTCGTCGTGTTGTAGACGACCATCCCCTCGACTGCCGTCAACGCATTCCGCTGCGTCGTCGTCACCCGGTTCAAGATCAACGCACGATCCGTGTGCTGTAGGTCGACGCTTGCTGATGTGGCCGGGGCGGTGTCGACGGTCGCGCCGCCGACAGCGAGCGGGCCACGATGCTGCGACTTGTAGTCGCCGGTCTGGAACGCCCACGGGTCTGTCGCCGCGTTCTTCCCGTCGGCCAGGAAGAAACCGACGCCTTTCGTGACCGTCCCGAACAGTTGTTGGATCTCGGCGACGAAGGCGCGGGCCTCGGTGATGACCCCACCTACAACTCCGACGTGCGACATGACGCCGAGACAGAGCGGGGTCGTGATGCCGACGGCCGCATCCCAATGGAGGTACGCGCCGATCTGCTCGTCGGGCGGCTGCGTCCCGGCCGGCGCACCCGAAATCCGCAAGCCGGTCAAGCGCGACACCGTCTGGTCGAGCGAAGGCCGGCAGTAGATGAACGCCGCGTCGTGGTACTCGCCGTCGACCAAGATCGACGGCCGGTAATCGACTGCGAGCGCAGCGTGCGAATCGAACACGGGGTCCGGTTCCGTATCGGCCGTGACCGTCAAGTTCGTTCCGAGCTCGGCGAAATCCGCACCGGTCGGACCATGCGTCCAGACCGCCCCTGCGCCGAACGCGAGGGCAGTCGTCCCTTCCTGCCCTCGGCTGATCGTCGCGGTCGTCGCCCCATCGGTATGCGATGTCACATGGACGACCTCATGGGTGAGGCCGTCCGTCGCGATGATCGTGATCGCCGCAACGTCAGGCGCAGCGACCGTGCCCATACGGGCCAGGTTCGGATGCGACAGCGTCGTCACGCCGGCCTCGAGGTCGGATGTGAGCGTCCCGGCGACGTTCTCGTACCGCAGACGTGCCATCAGTCAGATCCTCCGTAGGGGCCTTCGCCGTACGGTTCGCCACCGAACCCGGCGCCGGCCGTCTCGTCCTCGTCAGGCGGCGGTTCTTCACCGTCGTAGTCGACGTCGTAACCGGCAGCCTCGAGCTGCGCCGCCTCACCGGCGGTGACCTCATGGGTGCCGCCGCCTTGGAACCACCGGTCGATGAGCGTGATGTCTTCGGGGATCGTCTCCACGAACGTCCCGTCGACCAGACGCCACACGTTCACGCTGCGTGTCCCGGCCTTGATGAACCGGCCGAGACGCGTGCCAGCATCGCTCGGACGTGCGAGCTCTTTCACGGTGAGCCGCGGGATGTCCGTACGCGCGGGAGGCCGGAACGTGTAGGTCACATCTACGCCTTCTTGCCGCGGCGGATCGACGGCTTCGCCTCGGCGACAACCGAGTCAGCGGCCAGCGCGGCGGCGGGCGCACGACGGGCAGCCTTCGCCGCCTCGAACTCGGCCTTCGAGAACGTGGTCGCGCACGACAGGCAGGAGTATTCGCACTCGGTCGAGAACATCGACACGATGTCGCCCGACTTGCATGAGGGACAGGACAGCGCCATTCGTTTGCTCCTTAGCTGACGACCACTTGGACTTGCGCCGAAGTGGACGTATCGTGAGTCGTGTCGCCGGCGTAGACGGCGGTGATCTGGTAGGTCGCTGCGGTCAGCGTGTCGTCCGTCGCGGTCGCGACACCTGACGCGTTCAACGTCGCAGTCCCGAGCGATACCGCATCGGCGAAGAACTCGACAGTGCCGGCCGGCGTCAGGATCGAAGCGTCGACCGTGGCGGTCATCGTCAACGTCGTCCCGGCCGTGATCGTCGCATCATCGACCGTCACGACCGTCGTTGTCGCCCGCGGGTCTTTGAACTCGCCGTTCTCGATGAACCCTTGCGACTGGCATGTCAAGCACCAGCCGTAGTAGCTCGCCGTCGGGAACACGACGTGCGGCTCCGAATGGTGGATCGTCACGTCGTGCGTGTCGGCGTTCACCTGGACGTAGCCGAGCTCGTACTCGCGGAACCAGACGTCCGTGTCGACCTCAACACGGGCGCCGCGCGGCTTGCCGAGCGTCGTGTCGTAGTTCGCGAAATCCCAATGTTCGCCGTAGTTCGAACTGTGCGCGTACCGGAACCATGTCTCGTCAGGCTCCGCGATCAACAGGTACGACGCGAGCGCAAACTCCTGTAGCGCCGTGTTCGCCTCAGCGCCCAAGCCGACACACAGGACTTTCGTCCCGGCGGCGAGTGCCGCTTCGGCGAGCTCGAGGTCGGCGTTCCAGTCGGCAAGGGACGGGTAGTCGTTGTCGCCAGAGAAGTCCGTCGCCCACCGCTCGAGCATCACGCCCTGAAGGTACGGGAAGTATTTCTCGGCGCCGTCGTAGTTGCGGGCCTCGACAATGTTCGCCCAAATCTCCGTCCCGTACACGTCAGTCAGGTTCGTTTGCAAGTGTGCGAGGAACCCTGCGACCGCATCGGTGTACGCGTCGTTCGTGTAGGCGGTGTAGACGCCGTCGCGGCGGTACTTGACGGCCGTGTCCCCGACGATGCTGTTCGCCCGCAACGCGATCCCGCCGGCAGCCGAACCGACCGAACGGAAAATGTTGTCGAGGAAAATATGGTCCCACTGGTCGTAATCGGTCCAGTAGTCCTCGACCTGCGACACGAAGTAGTCCCGGTAGCCGGTCGCGCCAGGGTCCATGAAGTAGGTGCTGGCACGGAACAGTTCGACGGTCGTCGCAGTCGATGCGGTCAGGTCGATTGCCGCGCCATTGTGCGTTGCGGCGAGCGTGACCCGTGTCGTGGTCGACGCCGACTGCACCCAATAGAGCTTCCACTCGGTCAGGCCGGTGATCGACCCGGACGCCCATCCGACGTAGATCGGCTGGCCGGCAGCGAGGCCGTGCGCCGAACCGGTCACCAGCTCGTTGTTCGCAAGGTCAACGCTCGACACGGCGATACCGGTCTGTGTCGCCGAGTCGATGATCGGGCCGTCCTCGTTGTGGTAGAGGAACCAGTCCCGGTTCGTCTCGTACAGGCCGGCAGCCGTCTCATCGACGTCAACCCACACGTTCGAGACTGCATCACGCCACGCGACGTTGTTGTTGAGACGGTCGCCGAAGTTGCTGTTCGCCGTCGGATGCCCGCGGCCGCGCAGTTCGGTCGCCAGGATGTATTGCCAGACAGGCTGGGGGAGCGTCGAATGCTCCACGATCGACTCGCGCCACGTCTGCCGGTTCTTTATCGCGACGATCAGGCTGTAGTTCTCACTGACCGTCGTTGCGGTCGTCCCGTCCGACGGGTCGTTCCAGAAGAACGCACGCTCGACCGAACGGTTCCGGGCGACACCATCTTCGTTCTGTCCGTACCGGTAGCAGTTCAGCGCCATCGTCGCCTCCGAGAGAGCAGCCGGCCCCCGGCCCGAAGGCCGGGGGCTATAGCCACTACTCCGATCAGGTGTTCGCGCCGATCGAGGAAGCCACACGGCCGTGGTATGCCGCAGCCTCCCGGTAGCGGGCGAACCCGCCGTACCAGTACCAGCCGATACCCGAGAAACGGGACAGGACGTCCGTCACGGGGATCGGACGCAGGTCGGGCAGCGGCCCCGACGTCGCCTGCGCGTAACCCTTGCAGACGGCCTGACGGCCGACCACGGAGACGCCGTAGACGTCGATGGTGCCGGCGCCACCGGTGCCGTTGCCGGCGTCGGCGATGAGTCGGGACCGCGGGGTCACGACCCAGTTCGTGCCGGCGAAGACGCCGATGCTGTTCGTGCGGAGCGGGTCGAGGTCGCCACTGCCCTGGTAGGCGGCGAGCCAGTTGCCGGTGCCGGTGTCCTGCTGGAAGTCGTAGGCGACGTCCGGGTGCATGAACCCGGTGTAGGTGTTCCCCGACGAAGGCATCGCGTTGTTCGCCGACAGCTTCGTGTAGAGGTAGCGGGCGAACGCACCGGTGAACGTGTCGGCCGTGTCGACCTCGTTGTTCGCCGCTTCGGTCGACGTCGGCGACGCCCACTTGATGTTCGACGGCTCCGAACCCGACTTGCCCTGCACCGCATCGCGGGCGAGGGAGTCGAGCGACAGCGCCGCGTTGAACCCGATGAGCTCGGCGGCGATCGGGTCGAACGGGAGGATGTAACCGGTGCCGGTGAGGACCGGCGACATGCGGACGGAGTTGCCGTACTCGGCGAGGGTCAGGGTGACCTCACTCGAGCCCATGTCGACCGGGGTCACGTCCTCGTCTTCGGTGAGAGCGGTCGTCGCAGCGGCGAGCTCGGTCATCACCTTGAACTTGATCGTGGCGCCGGGGTGGTCGAGGTTCAGCGGCATCACATCGGCGACGGCGTTGAACGGGAGCTGCGGGCGCAGCGCGTAGTCGACGGCGAGGTTGTAGGCGGTCTTGTCCCACCCAACATTCGCCTGGGTTGTTACGTCGATCGGCATTTCTGGCTACCTGCCTTTCAGGCGGGTCGACCCGTCCACATCGGACCACCCGGACCCTGCTGGACCGAAGAACCGACCGGCTGACCGGCACGTCGCAGCTTCTCGGCGATCACCTGCGGGGAATCCCCGTACTGGATGCCGTGACTCTCATCTGCGGCCGGCGCGGCAGGAGCGCCCGCCGACAGGTTCGCAGTCGATTGCCATGCCTGCTGCTCCGCAACCGGAACCGAAGGGGTCTTCGCTCCGACCAGGCCGAGCTCTGCGGCCTTCGCGGCAATCTCGTCCGGGCTGCCGTTGTAGTTCTCGGCGAAGAACTTCCCCTGCGGGGAGTTCACGTCGATGCCGGCGTTCGCAAACGCCTGCTCACGGCGGATCTGGTCGAGTTCTGCTCGGGCTGCGGCAGCCTCAGCTTCGGCCTGGGCCTTCGCTGCTGCTGCCTGCTTGTACGCCTGTCGGAGTTCCTTCGGGCCGTTCGGCTCGTCGTTCGTCTCGAGGTCGAGGTCGTCGTTGGTGACGGGTTCGGACATGATGAAAGACACCCCTTCGCGGATACGCACGCTTCCCAGGGGGCCGGGAGCATGGAAGAAGAAGACCCTCAATACTCGGACCAGACGCCGGGTCGGGACGCCTGCCGGTCGCACCTATCTACGCAGCCACAGCCGGTGCATTGCTGTGCTGGTACCCGCATTATGCCACAGGTGGCGCCACGATGTGTGCCTTACACGCCAGCATTCGATCCGAGCCCGACAACACCACGCTGCCCCGCAGCGAACCCGCCGGAACCGTCGAATGCCGCACGCCGTTTCGCCTGCCGGCGCCGGATGTAATCCTGCGCCCGCGCGTCGCCCGATACGGCCGCAAGCTGCTGGTCCCGACTCACCCCAGCCTCGTCGCCGACCTGCTGTGACATCAGGTCACGTTGTGCGGTCAGGCCACCGAACGCCGCCTGCGCTTCCTGCACCGACACGCGAGAGCCGATCATCTCGGCTTCGTCGGCAGACAGGCCACCGAACCCTGCGATCTGCGCCTGGGCGCCGATCTGGCCGGCCGTCCACATCTGCTCGATCTTCACGGCCGTCCGATCCGGGTCGAGCCAGAACCGGGCGAGCAGATTGTCGTCCAGACCGTACATGCGCCGCAACGCGTCAGACGCCTCCGACGGGGCTTGTGCTGCCGTCTTCGCCATCCCGATGCGGTCGGCCAGTTCACGTTCCGAGACGTTGTTGATGAGCCACTGTTGGATCTCGGCGTTCGTGTAGTCGTCGTCGGCGCCGACGTCACTGAGCAGCCACTTCGCCTGCCGTTCGTAGTTGATGATCTGGCCGGGCTCCCACGCCTGCCCCTGGTCGCGCAATGCCGCATAGGCGGGGAACCGGGCCTTGAACTCGCGTCGGTCCCGCATCTCAATGTCGATGATCTCGTACGAGTCGGCCGACCCGCCAAGCTCCTTGAACCGGCCCCACGCCCAACCGGTCAACGACTCGGCCAGCGCAGGGTCGCCCAGGAACTCTTCGAGCCAGCGACGTACGATCCGACGTGCAGAGTTGTCAGGCATCAGGCGTAACTCCCCATCCGGGCCGCAAGCTGGCGCACAAGACCGTACGCCGAGTCACGGGCATTCGCAGTCTTCTCCCACCCGTACCGGTCGTCCTTCATCAGCATCTCTGACCATTCGCTGAGGCTGAGTGGCGCGGCCTTCCCGTCGGGCCTGCGATGGGTGAGTGCCCGCTGGAACTTCGGGTCGGTCAAGTCGATCTGTTCGGTGCCGACCTCGAGCAGCCGGGACGCCTGGTCGACGTACGGGGCGGCGATGTCGGCGACGGTCGCACCGTTGTCGATCTCGTCACGGAACGCCGGGAACAGTGCGCGTGCCTGGTTCCTGTACCGTTCCCGCAGCCCCTCGAGGGTCTGCTCGCCTGACAGGATTTGCTTCGCGAACTTGAACGCCCGCTTGTCTGGCGCGTTGATCCCGAACTCGGCAGCCAACTGTTTGATCTGCGTCTGCGTCGAGCCGATCACGCCTTCCTGGCGCCGCTGGTACTTCTGTTCGGCGAGGATCGCCCGCTGCACATCTTCGTCGCGCCACCCGAACCGGAGCGACTGGAACGCAAGCAGTGACGCCCGGTCCTGCGAAAGCGTCACCCCGTACGTCGACGCGGTGCGGAGCATGTCGGCACGACGCTGGTTGACCTGCCGTGCCGCCTCGGCAGGGTCGGTCGAATACATCGCATCCCACTTGCGCTGCGACTCGCTGTGGCTACGCCACCACGGGGTCTGCTGCAACCGGGACTGGAACTCCGCCCAAGAGATCCCTCCGGCGAACCCTTCGCGAAGCAAAGGGCCGACGTGAGGGTCGTTCATCAGCCAAGAGAACGCCCCGAACCGTTCGTCAATCTCGCGTTGGTACTCGTCGTCGGTCGCGCGTGGCGTCACACTGTCGCCGCCAACGCTGCCGCCGGCGCCCGCAACGAACTCGGGCGGTTGCCCCCCTGCGATCCCGTAGATGTCGGAGATGAACTGCGCGACGGTCTTCTTGTTGCCCGACTCTGGCGACGGGACGTAGTTCAGATTGTTCGGGTTGTAGTGGCCGACATACCAGACGGCAGGGACGGCAGCGAGCGTCCCGTACCGCTGGAACGCCCCCTGCGCCATGTGGCGCGCCGCCTGGTCCTGTAGGGCCGGCGGAGCGGACGCGGCCGTCGGGTAGGTGCCGACAAGCTGCGGGGCGATCTGGCCGAGCACGGAACGCCACGTCGAGTCGATGAACTGGTAGGCGCCCGACGCCGACCCGTACGGGTTCTTCGCCGTGTAGTTCCCGCCCGATTCGTGCTGGCGAATCGCTGCAAGGATCTGGTCGAGGGTCAGGTCAGCCATACGACACCCCAATGAAGTTCAACAGTTGCGTATACAGATCCGCCGCACCCTGCGCCTCATACGCCCCCGGCGCATTCTGACGGGCGTACAGTTCGACGGCGCTCGTCGGGTCCATCGCCTGATACGCCGTACCGGCCATCTCGCCGCCATCCAACTCGTACACCTGTTCTTGCCGTGCCCGCTCCTGCGAGATGTACGACTCCACGAACGCCTGACGTTCCTGATCCGTGAACCGCCGGCCGAGCACTT